ACAGAAGTGGTCAATGGGGTTGAGTTGCGATATTGGCAAATCACCGTTGAGCTTGTGTACCGCGCCAGTGGCCACGACCTGCTGCTGCCGAATGTGGGCTGGAACTATCTTGAAGGCGGTGAGAAAAAGCGGGTTTGGGTGAAAGACCCAGAGTCAGGCGAAAAGGTCGCGTCTGGTTCGCCTCGAGCGTTGACAGCAGGCGGTGCACTTAAGGCAGACGATCAAGAGCCCGACATTCTCACCCGCCGCGTCTACCCAGAGGAAGATTTTTCATCGTATTTCGGCACACCGCCATTCTAAGGAGCCCACATGCCAGACATCAGCTACACCATCACAGGGCAGGTCAGCAAAGGCGCACTGTCACAGTCCTTCGCTGCGTCTGGCGTCACGGCCAATATTGCCACGGCTGGCGTTCTCTCGGTCACGCTGAACCTGGGCACGGCCGTCACGCAGATTTCCACGGCCACGCTCGGCTCGCTTGGGCTGTGCTTCGCCCGTTCGCTGGCAAGTGCCACGACGCACACGGTGAGCTTCGGCCGCTACGCTGGCGAAACGCTGCACGAGACGGCCCGGCTCAAAGCTGGCGAGGCCGCAGTGCTGCGGTTGGCGGCCGGTGACTACGCTGCCAAGGCGGCCGTCGAAGGCACCCGCCTGGTGCTCACCGTTTACGAGGACTGAGCCGTGGCACAAAAGCCTGACGGCAAAGCCGCAAAGACAGAGCGCGTCACTTTCACTCGCCCTGCCGCTGAGCGCATCGCAAAGGTCGTGCGCGAGGTGGAGGCAGGAGATAGGGACTCTGCGCCGCTGCGGTTTGGGCGGTTCGGTGGCGGCAGTCCGTTTGCGCTGAAGCTCGCAACATTCACTGGCGAATGGCAGACAGGCACCTACAAGACGGTCACGCTGTCTGGATCGACGCAGACGGCCAGCGTCTACAACTGGTGCAATCCTGCACCGCTAGACGCCAAGGACACGGCAAATACGTCTGCCACTCGCTATGTGATCTTCGGCAAGGTTGGCGGAACACACTCTGCCGTTGAGATCCAGCTGAGGACAACGGCCACTGAATGCACAGCCACCATGATGCTGGGTGCCGTGGACCTCACGAAACTGCCGAACTACGTCGCAGGTGATATTCAACTGCTCGGCCATGCCGCTGGCAGCACAACGGGCGACACGTCCTGCACGGCGCAAGCCAGCCTGCAGTGGTATTCAATCACGAACTGCTCGACGGCCACGGCTGCAACATGACTCTAATTCGATTCCAAAACGGCAAGCCGATCATGGTGGGCGGCAAGATCGGCACGGAGCCCGAGTGCTGCTGCGGCGGGCGGTGCTGTCAATGCACGCCAGGGATGGTGATGCAAACCAAGAGGAACGATCAGGGCGATGAATTTTGGGAATATCACTACGGCCAAAGTGTCAACATGGCGATCTATGGCTTCGTCGGACTTCCGCCATCGCTTCGCGAGGAACTGCTTGAACTAATAAACGACGGAATTTCTGGCTTTGTCGAGGCTGCAAATGGCGGCGGGTATAAGTGCGTAAGCGTCACGCCAACATACAACACATCGGACGGCGTCAACGGCATGCTCGGCGCGACAATAGCCAAGGGGCGATGTTGCGGCACTGTCGACACGACTGTCGATCCGATCTGGACCGGCGAACTCCCGACGGGATTGTATTTTGGTGCCCCGACGCTTCGCGAAGTCTGGCGTCTGTATCCGTGCGTTGGCCCATACGCCTACGACGAGTGCATCCAGACGACGCAGGAGAACTGCTGCCCCGACTTTGACTTCGACCCGACAGGGCAGTGCGTTGCCGAGGATCCGACGAGCGTTTGCCCGGAGATCAACAATTTCCCATGACTCCTGTAACCGGCCCGCGTTCCCAGTTCGAGGCCCGCGTCCGCGAGCGCGGCTGCACGCTCGAGCAGGTGCGAGACTGCATCGTCAGCGAGGAAAACGACACGATCACGGTAGACGTAGACCACCCGTCCTATCCTCGGGCACGCACCGGCCTGGGCGACATAGTGAAAGCCGGCTTGTCTGCCATTGGCATCACCGAGGAGCGTGTGAGCCAGGCCATTGGACGGCCATGCGGTTGCTCTAAGCGGGCCGAGGCGCTCAACGAGATCGGCCGCAAGTTCGGGATCGGTTGACAGCCATGCCATAGTGCCGGCGAAAGGGCACCGCATGGCAGGCTGGCTCATCGCACTCACTGGCTTCGTCTACGCCTACGTCGCGGCGGATCTCGCGTGGCACGGTAAGACGGGGCTGGCAATCGCATACGCAGGATACGCATTTGCCAATGTCGGCCTCTACTTGGCTGCGACGAGGTGAGACGTGCCAGAGGATCACGTATTCACGCTGAACGGCGACGAGCGGTGGCTCTTGCGATTCACCACGCTCAAGGGCGCGGCCTACGGGTACACGTTCTCCCAGAAGGCTGCGCACCCGCGAATCATCTTGGACGCTCGCATGCGTGGGCGGAAGAAGCTCGAGGTGCTGGTGCACGAGCTGCTGCACGCGTTGAACCCGACGCAGAGCGAAGAGCACGTCGAGCAGCAGGGCAAGGACATCGCCAAGGTGCTGTGGGCTCTTGGTTACAGGGAGGTGCAGAATGGCCTATGACCGTGGCGACGCAATCACGAAGATGGCCCGCGAGTTGTGCCGCAAGCATCCCGATGCCCCGTCGCAAACGCTGGCTCGCCGCTTGGTGAAGGAATCGAACGGTGCAATCACGCTGCACCAGGCCAGGATGCGGATCTCTCGGCAGTTCGGCGTGCAAGGCAAGAAGGCTCGGGGCGAGATCAAGGCCGCTGCCCCGCGAGCGAAACGCAAGGCTGGCGAAATCTACGCCATGCCGAAGACGTTGGCCCAGCCGTGGACGCCGCACGTTCTCGACGTGCTCGGGCCTGTCGGCATCCTGTCAGACGTGCATGTGCCGTATCACTCCGAGATCGCGGTGGCTGCCGCCATCGGCTTCCTGAAAGAGCAGGAACTATCGGGCCTGCTCTTGAACGGCGACATCGCCGACTTCTACGCCATCTCGCGGTACATGAAGGACCCGACGCAGCGGGACTTCAAGGGCGAGCTCGAAGCGGTGCGGCGTTTCATCGAATGGCTGCGGCAAGAGTTCCCAACGATCCCGATCGTCTACAAGTTGGGCAACCATGAGGATCGGTGGCAGCATTGGCTGTGGCAACACGCCGCCGAGATCAGCGACGATCCGCGAATGTCACTCTGTGCGTGGCTTGATCTCGACAAGCACGGCATCACGCTCGTGGATGACCAGCGGCCGGTGATGCTTGGGAAGTTGCCCGTGCTGCACGGCCACGAGTTGCCGAAGGGCATGGCCGCCCCTGTGAACGTCGCTCGAGGTGCCTTCCTGCGGACGCTCTCGACGGTGCTGGTGGGACATTCCCACCGCACGAGCAACCACGCCGAATCCGACATGTGGCACCACGAGACGGCGTGCTGGAGCACCGGCTGTCTGTGCGACTTGCGGCCGGAGTACGCGAAGTTCAACCGCTGGAACTGGGGCTTCGCCATGGCCACGATCCACAAGGGTGGAGCGTTCGACGTGAATAACTATCGCGTCATGAGCGACGGCACCGTGCGATCCGCTTGACGCACGCCGCATGATTTCCATTTTCCAGAAAAGGGAACACCATGAGCACGACACTTGAAGCGGCTAACGACGCAATGCGGGCGGCAGTTCTCGCCCGCCTAAACGCGACGCCAGCGGACGATCCGAAGATGCGGGGCTATGTGTCGCAGCCGGCGACAGAACCTCGGGTCATTGACGCAAGTACCGAGGAAATGCAACACGACGACTACCTGCTGCAGCGGCATACTGGCGACGGGCTGATCAGCGAGACATACGCCGAGTGGGAGCCAGCGTTTCAGCAGGCCACGACTGCCGAGCAGACGCTGCGGGATGCAATCGCCACGATCAGAGACAGGCACGGAAAGTACGGGCCGCCGACCGAGCACTTCCAGCGGACTGCCTCGCTCGTCAACGCCGCCTTCGGCACGACGTTCACGGCGGCCGACTGGGCTCTCGTCATGGTGCTCGACAAGATCGCCCGCCAGATGGGGACAGCGGCGACCGACGATGCCGCCATCGACATCGCAGGGTATGCGGCTTGCCATCAGGAGTGCCGGCGTGGCTGAGCCCCTCTCTGACGCCTACCTGCAGCA